CCGAAGTAATACGCAGGAAGCTAGGGAAACCTACGCGGCCACAGTAGAAAACAGCTACCTAAGACCGCTGGAAGCTATGGAAGTTATCCAGCCCGGGTACTTCTACCGACCGGACCCCGAGTACCACGGAAAAGACGCGGTATTTAGTCCGAAAATCGACGAAGCCTTTTTCTACAGCGATATTACGCCGGTAGACAGTATGGAAAGAATCTATCAGAAAATCAACGTGCGATTTTAGGAAGGGGGTAAACTAAATGGCTTTTGAAGCTAACGAAGTAATTAACGGGCTTTACGGTAAAGTCTACGACGAAAACGGTAAGCAGATGGACAGTACCCAGGAATTCGAAGCTAACGTAGAATTCGAAAAAGAAGCTATCAAGGTGCCGGGTAAATTCCTGGACAGCCATAGGGTCATGGGTGGCAGCGGCAGCGGCAGTACCAGGTTCTTAAAGCTGGACAGCCGCCTACAGAAAAAAATCGCGGAGAACCCGACGGAGAAATACAACTACATCGGGAAGCTAGCGGACCCGACGGCCAAAGGCGAGGAAGCGGTACTATTTATCGGCGTGTCCTTCGATGGGGCGCCCCTTATGGGCTTTTCCCTGGGCGAACTTGCGGAAGTAGAACTAGATTTTACTTTCGACGACTACCGCTACGTGGACGCTATCGAATAGGTAGCACAGGGGCGGGCTAAGGCCTGCCCCATTTTCTTTATATCAACGAAAGGAAGGTAAACCCTATGGAGAAGAAAAAAGAAGCAGTAGAAGAACAGGTAACGAAATTCGTAACGCTGGAAGATATCCTGGGAAAAGACCAGGCGGAACTTACAGCCCTGGCGCAGGGGGAATACGAAACCAGCAAGCTGGGTACCGTACCATTTACGGCGCTTAGCCACGAGGAATACAAGCAAGCGAAAAAGGACTGTATGAAGATGGTACCCAACGGTACCGGCGGAATGGTCCCGGACCTTGACGACGACGCCCTTATGATTAAGGTAATCGTAGCGGCTGTAGATAAAGACGAGCGAAGCAGCTTTACTTTTGCGAATAAGGCCCTTAGGGAAAAGCTGGGGCTACTGACAGCGGACGCCGTAGCAGCTAAGCTTTTGGCGCCTGGCGAAATCTTTAAAATGGCTATCGAGATTCAAAATATTAGCGGCTTCGGTGGGAAGGCAGCCAAAGAGGTTAAAGACGCGGTAAAAAACTCTTAAAGCGGGACGGGGAAACTAAACTACTGGCGTACATATGGAACGAATACCATAAGCTACCCGGTGAAATTTATAACCTGCCCGCCGGTGAGCGTGAACTAATATACCAGGCCACCTTACTAAAGATTAAAGAGGAACAACGAGCAGCAAAACGCGGAAAGGGGGGTAAGTAATGGCTAACGAATTCGTAATGGGCGCTAGGCTTAACCTGGGGGTAAACCAATACGTAAACCAGGTAAGAAGCGCTAGTAGAATGACCCGAGAATTTAGAGGGGACACGGACCAGGCGGACCGCAGCGCCAGGCAGTGGCGGGATAGCCAGGGGCGGCTTAATACGACCCTAGGCGGATACAGACGGGCGGCGGACCTTGCGGGACGTGAAACCCGGGAATTCAGTAACGAAGCCAGGGGACTTAAGGGCAGTTTAGGCGGACTTCGCAGCCTGGTAGGTGCGGTATTTACCGGGGTGGCTGTAAGTAAAGGCTTCGACTGGCTGGTAGGCGCTAACGCTGAAATGGAAACCTACGAAAATACCCTTACCGTCGTTATGAAAAGCCACGAAAAGGCCATGGAAACGCTGGCATGGGCTGAAAAGTTTAGCGCCAGTACGCCTTTTGAGATACCGCAGGTAGTAGAAGCGACGACACGCTTAACGTCGTACGGCCTGGAAGCGCAGAAGGTACTAGGCATTACCGGGGATATGGCCGCCGTCATGGGTAAAGACCTTATGCAGGCTGTAGAAGCGGTAGCCGACGCGCAGACCGGGGAAGTCGAAAGACTTAAGGAATTCGGTATCACTAAGGACATGATTAAGGAAGCCGCGGACAGCCTGGGGCTTGACGTAATCAATAACAAGGGACAGATAACCGATATGAAGGCCTTTAACGTCGCCCTGTTCTCACTTATGGAAGAACGCTTCCAGGGTGGTATGGAAATGCAGGCCAAGACCTGGAAGGGCATGGTATCAAACGCCAAGGACTTTATGGGACGACTGGGTAAGCAGCTGGGGGCGCCGTTATTCGAAGCGGCTAAGTTACGGCTGGCGGACTTCCTGGCCTTCACTAACCAGCTAGAGGAAAACAGAACTATCGAAGAATGGATAGGCCGGGTACACAGTGCCGTAACCACGGCGGGTACCTATATAAGCAATACGGTAAACTACGTAAACGATAACTGGGGGACCATCGAGCCAGCGGTAGCCGGTGTCACAGCTGCCTTTATCGCCTTTAAAGCGGCGTCAAGGGTAGCGGCAGCCGGGGCCAAGGCCATGGCACTTAAAACGACAATCATGGCGACGGTAGCGGAAGCCGGCAGTATTAAGGTAGCGCTGCTTAACGCTGTAATGGCTGTAAACCCGGTCGTACTGGTCGTGGCTGCCATAGCTGCCCTGGTCGGTATCCTGGTACTCGCTGCCATGAAGTCCGACAAGTTTAGGGCTATCCTGGTAGGCGTATGGAATAGTATTGTAAGCGTCGTTACGCCGGCCGTTAACACGGTAAAGGCTGCCATTATGACCGCCTTTATCGCGGTAATGACGTGGGTAGAAACCTACTGGCCGAAGATACAGGCTATCGTAAGCTTCGTATGGTCCTTCCTGGGTCCGTATATTCAGACCTGGCTAGAATTCATAAAGACGGCCATACAGAACGACTTCGATATCGTACTTACCATCGTAAAGGGCGCCTGGGATATGGTTACAGCCGTTATTAAGACGGCCTGGACAGTCATAAGCAATATTATAGGCTTTTGGCTTAACATCTTTACCGGGGACTTCGAAGCAGCCGGGCAGAACGTGTTAAATATCTTTAGCGGCCTGGGCGAGGGTATAAAGGACTTCTTTAGCGCCTTCGGCAGTACGATATGGGATAGCGGCGTAAAAATCATGGAAACCCTGGCCGAGGGTATCAAGTCGGCAGTTATGGCACCTGTAAACGCGATTAAGGGCGGCTTTAAGAAGGTACGCGACCTGCTGCCGTTTTCAGACGCGAAGAAGGGGCCATTTTCAGACCTAACCTTTAACGGGGGCCGCATTATGACGACGCTAGCCGAGGGCGTAAAAAGCCAGGCTGGAAGCTTGCAGCGTGCGGTAACAAGTGCCTTCGGGGATACCGGGGTATCAGTAGACGCGGCCAGCGTAAACCCTGCTGGAAGCACGAAGGCAGCCGGCGGCAGCGTGACGACGATAGCGAAGCTATTCGACAAGCTGGAAATTCACGGCGCCGAAGGTATGGACGAAGAAACCCTGGCCGATAAGGTTATCGCGAAATTCTACGAGAAGCTGACCGAAGCCGACGACGTGCTAGGCAGCGAAGGGAAGGGGGTATTACTAAATGCTTAAGGGTATCAAAGTGGACCTAACGCTTAGGGACAATAGCACGGGCGCTTACCTTCGCATACCGGTAGTACCCGCTACCATTCCCTACATGGAAGGCGAAAGACTAAGCGACGCTAAAAAGATACTGAACCTGGGCGACGTAGATTTTCTTAACGGCGTGGCCCTGGACGCCATGGAATGGCAAAGCTTTTTTCCAGCCAGGTACGACCCGGGCTACTGCGCCTACAGCAATCTTTTACAGCCTACGGCGTATAAGGACCGGTTTAGAGCCTGGAAGGACGCGGGTACAAGCCTGCAAGTCATATGCCCCGCAGCGGGTATTAACGTGGAAATGTACCTAAAAAGCTTTAACTGGGAACTTAAGGGCTTCGAAGGGGATATACACTACTACGCAGCCTTTAGGCAAAATAAGAATATACGACCGAAGCAGATAGCGGTACAAGTGGACCAGGTGACCCTATCTATATCGGCGGCCGATAAGAAAACCCCCGAAAGCCGGTCACCGATTCCCGAGAAACCGACGCCAAAGACCTACACGGTCAAAAGCGGCGACAGCCTTAGCCTTATCGCGAAGCGCTTAGGCGTATCGTCCTGGCGGCCGCTGTACGAAGCGAATAAGTCGGTTATCGGGGCAGACCCTAATAAAATCTACCCGGGGCAGGTACTTAGCGTATGACCCTGGACGTTAGAATCAATAACCAAAGCCTTAGGGGTATCTTGAACGGGCCGCCGGTAATCAAGGACCAGCTTAACGCAGTATGTAGAACGCTGGAAGTACCGGTACAAAATGCCGACGGCCTGGAAAATTACCTGGGGCAGCCTATCGAACTATGGTACGGGGGTAGCTGGTGGTTCATGGGCTTTTTAATGCGGCGGTCAAAGGCTTCGGACGGAAGCTTTAAGTACACGGCCTACGACCCGCTGTACTTTATGAAAAAGAATAAAGACGACTGGTACTTTAAGAACATGACAGCGAAGCAGATTTTTACAGACCTGGCGAAGAAGTCGGGCGTAAGGGTCGCTTCCCTTGCAAGCACGGGCGCCGTATTCCCAGCCCTTTACTACCAGGGCGCGGAAGCGGATAAAGTAGCTGTAGATACCCTGGCGAGGACTTACAAGGCTGGGGGGAAGCGCTACTGGTTCAGATACACGCCCGACGACGGGGCGGACGGTCTTACCCTATTCGAGAAGAAGGTACCAGCGAATATATGGGCCTTCCAGGTGGGGGTAAACCTAGAGAGCGCCAGCCTGGACGAATCGGTAGAGGAAACGGCGACGGTCGTAAAGCTGGTTAACCGGGAAACCGGTAAGACGGTGACGCGTACAGACGCTGAAGCACTTAAGAAATACGGCCAGCTGGTCCACTTCGAAGAAGTGAACAAGGAAGAAGCCGAAACGATGGAAAAAAAGGCCCAGGAACTGCTTAAGCAGCTGGCGAAGGTTAAAACGACGATGGCGGTAGCCGGTATTAACCCGGATAGAAGCATACCGCAGCTATATAGCGGCGACGCTATTTACGTGGAAGAAGCGAATACCGGCCTACTGGGTGGCTACTATATACAGAACGTTACGCAGACCTTCGAAAGCGATAACCTGGTAAGCCTGGCCTTCGACATACAAGCAGCACCGGACGTACCGACGGTACAGTATGAGAACGCGACGACGAACCCGGACGACGAGAAGAAGAAAACCGGCGACGGTAAAGGCGTGCAGCAGGAATACAGCGACGAAGTAAAGGCGCTTATGGACAAGTACGGTATAGCCGAATCATAGAAAGGGGGTAGCGCATGAAAGGAAAGACCGATAAGACGGTAGACCTTCTAAAACTGATACGAGGACCAGGCGGGCAGCAGGGGCTTAAAATCGTCAAGGTAGACACGACGGACCCGGACCCTATAACCCTGGTATTCGAGGGTACGCCGCTGCCCCTGGACCTGGAAATATTCGAGATTCCCGTAGACTGCTACCCGCTTAGAAAGGGCGATAGGCTGCTGGCCTATCGCCTGGTCGGTACAGAAAACGGGCAGCGCTGGGCGGCCTTTAGCAAGCTATCGGGCGGCGTAACCCTGGCTACCATGACAGGGGCCGCTAGCTGCCAGGTAGAGGGCATAGGGCGCGAGTACACGGCCCAGGACCTAATCGTACCGCCCTACTTCCTGGTAGGCGACGCTGCCACCAGGTATGCGGATAACGACGGCGGGGCCACGGTCTACAGCGATTATTACCTTACAGCTGGGGACGCCAGGCCTTTACAGGCTGGGGATACGGTTAGCCTGGCCCCTACGCTGGAAGATGGAACGATAAAATACGTCATTTTAGAACGCTATTAAAGGGGGTACGTAAATGGCTGATAAGAGAAAAAGCCCCTTATTCGACTGGGAAAACGGGGAATTTATGACCGCCCAGGGCCGGGTACTTACCGGTACCGAGGAACAGGCGGTACAGCAGATAATCATAAAGGCCCAGCAGACAGCGCGGGGCCTTTACTTGATTTATGCGGACACCGAAAACCCGGCACTTAACCACAAGTACGGCAGCGACGTACACGATATTCTAGTACGACGCGACCTTACCGAGGAAGTGCGGATAAGTGAACTTGAAAGGGCTGTCCAGGAAGCTATCATATACGACCCCTGGATAGACGAGGTATACGACATTACCATAGAGCGCCAGGGCAGCGCCGAGGTACTGGCAAGCTTCAAGGTAAAGACGGTATACGACAAAGAAATAGAGGTAGAGGGGGTAACGTTAAATGGCTAGACCTACATTTACGCCGGTTTTCGAGGAATCGGAAGCGGCGATTAAAGAACGTATGCTAAACAGGGTAAGCGACGACTGGCGAAAAGAGCCAGGCGACTTTATCCACGACGCGGTAGCCCCCAGCCCTTTAGAGGTTAAGCAGCTACAGGTTAACCAGGATAACGTCCTTAAGCAGGGCTTCGCGCTTTATGCTGAGGACGACTACCTGGACCGAAAGCTGGAAGAAGTAGGACTTACAAGGGGACAGGCTACAGCAAATAAAAGGGCGCTAAGCGTTACGGCGGACGCCGGCGTAACCCTTCCTATGGGCCATACCCTTAGTACGGTGGTCCTTGACGAAGAAGGTAACCCCCTAGAGTACACGGTAGACGCTGCGGTAACCTTCGCGGCAGCTGGTACGGAAACGGTTAACGTGACCTGTACCACGGCTGGGGCAGTCGGAAACGTGACGACGGGCAGCCAGTTTATCCTAAGCCCGGCGATACCCGGGGTACGGACTATCGTAGACCAGGGGACGACGATACCGGGGGCCGATAAGGAAACCGACGAAAGCGCATGGACCCGCTACGACTTCAAGGTAAAGAACCCGGATACCGGCGGCAATAAAAACGACTACGTAAGATGGGCCGGGGAAGTCGAAGGCGTGGGTAAAGCGAAATGCGTACCACGCTGGGACGGAAACGGCACGGTAAAAGTCATCGTCGTGGATACGACCTACCAGCCGGCCAGTACCGTACTGGTGGACGAAGTACAGGAATACCTAGACCCTGGCAGCACGGGCCTAGGTGACGGTAAGGCGCCCTGTGGCGCACGGGTAACCGTGGTAGCTGCTACGGCCCTTAACGTGGATATCACGGCGACGGTGACCTACGCCACGGGTTACGACCCAGCGACGGTTAAGGCAGCTTTTGAAGCAGCTGTAGACGACTACCTGGAAGGCCTGGTATTTACCGAGTACGACGTAGTGTATAACCGAATCGGTGCGCTTTTATCCTTCACCGAGGGCGTTAGTAATTACAGCGGTCTAACGGTTAACGGCGGCAGCGCGGACCTTCCGGTAGGCGACGAGGAAGTAGCGGTACTGGGGGTGGTTAGCGTATGACCCTAACCGTAGATAGAATGGTAGACAGCGCCCCAGGGTATTATCAGTACAGTAACATTTACCGGGCCATTCAACAGGCCCAGGGAGACGAGTACGACGACGTAGAAGCGAAAAACGAGGACCTAAGGGCGCAGCTGTATATTACGACGGCGACCTGGGGCCTTAAATACTGGGAAGAAACGCTGGGAATCGCGACGGTCGAATCGGACAACTACGAAATAAGAAGAAGCCGCGTACTAAGCAGCTGGCGGGGCTATGGACAGTTTAGCGCGTCGCTGCTTAAGTCTATCGCGGAAGCCTACGTAAACGGCGAGGTAGACGTAACGGTAGACGTGGCAGCCTACGAAATAACGATACGCTTTATTAGCGATATCGGGGTACCGCCGAACCTATGGGACCTTAAGTCGGTCGTCGAGAACATCGTACACGCCCATATGGGAACGCAGTATAAACTAAGGTATCTAACGATAGCGGAAGTCGAAGCCTTGACCCTGGACGAAGTACAGGCCAGGCAGCTTACCGACTTTTCGCCGTTTATACCGATTCAATAAAGGGGGTAATTAGAAATGCCAAAGACGACGCCATATTTAGGGCTTCCGATGAAGGACCCAACGACAGACGGTAACGACTACTTCGACGTAGAAGGACAGATAAACGACCCGCTGGAAATGCTGGATTTATACGCGGAAGCAACCGATAACGCTTTATCCGCATCCGGTTTAGTAACCTTTACGGGGGTAGAAACGGACGTCATTATTGACTTTAGGACAAAGTTTTTCTTCATTGATTCAAACAATGATGCATTTTACGTGGCAGAAGGAACAGGTAACGCAGGTGCATCACTTGGCGAGAACGGCTATCTAAACTTATGGAAGGTGGATTAGACTATGATTAAACTTTTGACAGACGCAGTATTTCAGGACAGGTTCCCGGACAATGCAGGCGCCCACAATTCAATTTTTCGCGGGAAGTATTTGGGAGATACCTATACTTCTGCGCAACAGGCCGCGGTAGCCGCGGGAACTTTCGAAGACCTCTACATCGGGGACTACTGGACGATTGGTGGTATTAACTACCGAATTGCCGCGTTCAACTACTACAGAAACACAGGCGACATGCTTGTCCCGGGGAATCACATCACACTGGTGCCGGATACCGTTCTGTATGATGCGCAGATAAATCCGACAAATACGACAGCTGGTGGGTATTCAGGTTCTGGGATGGTCGCTACAGGCCTTGACGCGGCGCGCGCCACTATTCAGGCCGCTTTTGGCTTAAATCTACTCACCATTAGACGATACCTTTCTAACGCAGTAACGGGTGACGAGGCGTCAGGCGGAGCTTGGTTTGACTCGGACATTGAACTAATGAATGAGGGAATGGTGTATGGGTCAGTTATCAACGGTAAAGCAGATTTGGGTTTAAGAAACGTTGGTACGGAAAAAAGCCGATTACCATTATTTGCTCTAAATCCGCAGTCCATTAACATTAGAGATAGCTACTGGTTGCGAGACGTGGTAAGCGCGACGGCCTTTGCGCTTGTCAACAGCAATGGCAATGCGCGCGACGGCCTCGCGTCCGACTCTTATGGCGTTCGCCCCGCTTTCTCCATATCCTAAATCTCGCCCCCTTGTGGGGCGAGATAAAAGAGGTGATTTATGTCAGTACCAAAAGGTAAACGAAAAGAATCGGAGTTCGAAGTGTTTATACACTTCTACAGAATGCGGAAAGACATTACAGATTTACTGCTACGTGACTTCGGGTATAAAGAAAAGAAACAGGAAAAGTACATCGAAAAAATGTTTGGTGGTATTCCTTATGAAGAAATGAATGACGTACAAAAGGAACATTACAACAAGGCAAAAGAAAAGACAGAAGCTTTTCATGATTGGTATATTGTAGAACAACGCGAAACAATCATGAGGTGCCTGCGTAGAATCAACCAGCATATCTTTATGGCAAATAGCATTTACCCACAGTACGAAAGCGAGTTAATAGAAAGGAGGATAGAGCAGGACCGGGCCATAGGGGAGTGCAATGTACTTATACAGGAACTCCAATACATCATTAACACACTTCCAGTGGACGTTAACAAATATGTTAGGTTTTCAGATGCCATACAGAGGGAAATAAATCTTATAAAAGGGCGGCGAAAATCTGACAACAAATTCAAGAAAAAGTTTTAGTGCTTTGGGGTATTTTCTGATAGCGCGACGAACTTTGCGAATGTCAACAACAATGGCAATGCGAACAACAACAACGCGTCCAACTCTAATGGCGTTCGCCCCGATTTCAAGTCTGCGATTAAAAAGGCAATTGACCGTTTCGCAGAAGGAGAAAGGAGAAAATATCCCTCCATATGGTAAATACTAAACACGACGTTGCTTCTTACGAGAACTGCGACTATCCGCGTGAGATATTTGATATGAATGTACTATACGATGCCTATATAAAATCTAAAAAGGGGAGCGACTGGAAAGCATCTGTCCACAAGTTTGAGATGAATTTTCTCAACGAACTCTCGGGCATCCATAAAGAGTTAAAGAGCCAAAACTTTACCTTCAAGCCCCACTCAAAGTTTATACTAAACGAGAGAGGAAAAACGAGGGTAATAACCGGCGAGCAAATGCACGACCGAGTGGCTAAATCCGCACTTGCAGAAGAAGCCATGCTACCGGCGATTCGAAAATATCTAGCCTATGATAATGGGGCTAGTCTTAAAGGTAAGGGTATATCCTTTAGCCGAAACAGATTAGAAACACATTTGAGAAAGTATTACACAAAGCACGGCACGAACGACGGGTATATCCTTCTCATGGATTTCTCGAAGTATTTCGATAATTTACAGCACGATTACTTCAAATCTGTATTTGACGGTCTCTTAAGCGAAAATGCCATGTGGTTTCTGGGCGAGGTAATGAAGCAGTCGGAAGTAGACGTTTCATATATGGGTGCAGACGAATACGAGAACTGTATGGCTGTCGTGTTCAATTCGCTAAACTATGAAACACTGGATAAGACGTTACTTACGGGCGATAAGTACATGAAAAAGCACATGAACATCGGGGATACGATAGCGCAGATTGCGGGCATCTCCTATCCTACTGCGTTTGATAACTACATCAAGATAGTAAAAGGGATAAAGTTTTTCGGCCGATATATGGATGACTCGTACATTATACACGAAAGCAAGGAGTACCTGGTGGAATTACTGGATGAACTTGTGAAGGCGGCTGAAAAGATAGGACTTACAATAAACTTGAGGAAAACCTGCGTATGTAAACTCTCAAGCCTATGGCGCTTTCTTCAAATACAGTATTCACTAACAGACACGGGTAGGGTGGTAAAGAAGATACATCCGAAAAGGTTAACCACAATGCGGAGAAAATTAAAAAAGTTGGTCGGAATACTTGATGCGAATGAGTTTGAGAACTATTACAGGTCATGGTTCCGTAACCACTACAAGACAATGAGCAAAAATCAAAGGGCCAGTATGGACGCGTTATTTAACAAACTAAGAAAGGGTGATTTTAATGAGAATGGTTTTAGCTGATGGTACGGTATTAGATAACCTAGAAATGAACGGTAATAATTATATCTCTAAAGTTGAGGTATCCGGGGATATTTTTGAAGATAACCTAGGTACTATTACTGTTGACGGCACTGTTTACGATAATATGAAATTAGTGCAATGTAAAAAACATGATAATGAGTGGTGGTTCATTTTGGCACCTAAAACCAAAATGGATAAACTAACCGAAGAAAATTCCGAACTACGTTCACGACTTCATGAATACCAGTCCGACAACCTAACAGCGCTGGAAGGTATCGCGACACTTTACGAGGAACTACTAACGAAAGGGGTAATCTAATATGGCAGCTGTATACTACAAGCTAATAAAGGCAGGCGCGCGTACCATCGAACAGGTACCGCAGCACCTACAGGCGGACGTACAGGCTTTACTTGACGCCGACGCCACCGAGTAGGTAAAGGGGGGCTTATTATGGGGCTTTTGGTCCGGGTAAGGTTACTTTTCGAAATCTTGAAAGGGGGTGAAATCATGGTAGACGTATACGTAGCGCTAATCGTTAGAGGACGAAGAACGCTAGACCAGGTACCGCAGGGACTTAGACCGGCTGTAGAAGCGGAACTTACAGCCCTGGGGCTTGACGGTAACGGACAGCCTTTGTAAGGGACGACAGTAAAGAGGGGTCGGCGATGGCTGCCCCTTTTATTATGCACGCGAGGAAAGGGGGCTTAACATGGCGGGCGATAGAGCGGAAGATATGATAAGGGAAGAAGATAAGGGCGCCTGTACGGACCTTAAAAAGCTAATCGTCGAGGTAAGACACCACGGCGAAAGGCTTAATAGAGTGGAAGCTATCACGGACAGACAGGAAAAGGACTTAACGCAGCTTAAAACGAACCACGCGGAAACGCGGGTATATGTTAAGCAGATACTGGACAGTATCGACAAGCTGGAAAATAAAATCTTTTCCTACGTGTCGCAGTTAGCAGCTGCCAAGGAAAAAGACGACCAGGAAGAACGAAAAGAGCGTACACAGACAGCCGAACAGTGGATAGACCTACTTAAGTACGTACTAGGCGGTACGATTATCGCTATCGTGGCGTACCTATTCGGCAGCGGACAGGTGCCGGGATAAGGAAGGGGGTAACACTATGGACCTAGAAAAAATACTGGGCTTCGTGCCTACGATTATCGTAAACGACGGCCACGGGTATAACCCGGAAACCGGGAAGGCTACAGCTGGAAAGAGAACGCCGGCTATGCCTGGTACTGGTAGGCCGATATACGAAAACCAGTTTAACAAGGCAGCGGCCGACAAATTCGAAAAACGGGCCAAGGCGGCAGGTTTTAACGTCGTCCAAGCCGCACCGGAATACGACGACGTACCGCTTAAAGAGCGCAGCAGACAGGCGAACGCGGTATACGCAGACCTTAAGAAGAAGTACCCGAAGGTGGAACCTAGAAAGTTATGTATCTACGTAGCTTTTCACTATAACGCTTACGACGGGCGCTTTAACACAAATAAGGGCGGCGTAAGCGTTCACTACTACCCTGGAAGCGTAGAGGGCGAGAGGTTAGCCGCTGCGGTACTGAACCAGCTTATCAAGGGGACCCCGCAGAGAAACAGGGGGGTAATCGCGTCAAACTTCCACGAGGTACGGGAAACCTATATGCCTGCTATCTTAATCGAAGCGGGCTTTATGGACGTACTGGAAGAAGCTACCCTTATGCTTAACGACGCCTTCCAGGACGAGGTAGTAGAAGAAACCCTGGCGGGCTGCCTGGACTATTACGACCTGGAAGGGTACCAGGATACGGCCCAGGACGACCAGCAGACGACTTACACGGTCAAGGCAGGCGATACCCTGGGTAAGATTGCAAAGGCCCACAGCACGACGGTAGACGCCCTGGTAAAGCTAAACGGTATCAAGGACCCGAATATTATTAGGGTCGGCC